GCGGCGACGCCGCTCGTATCTATTGACTTTTTTGCGCGGGGTGAATTTTTATGACACGGCACCAACACGGAAGTTCATGCGGGTAATGACGTTATGCAAACCACATCTGATGATGGCACTGGCAATGTCATAAAAAGGTCCGGGCGACCAACGGCGCCGCGCGAGGTCTATTGCCAGTCAATTGCTCAACTCGCGTGGATGTTCGGCGTAAATGATCGGACGTTGGCCCGGTGGGTTGCGGCTGGCGCCCCAACCAAAGGGGGCAACGGCTACGACACGCGGGCATGGATTGCGTGGTGGCACGATTATGTCTCCCGTCCTGCCGGTGCGGCGGTCGCAGCCGAGTCTGGCGAAATAGATGTTGGGCTATTCGAGGCGCGGAAAAAGAAAGCCGACGCCGAATACGCCGAGGCGAAGGTTGCGAAAATCAACGGCTTGACGATCGACCGGGCCGAAGCCGACGCCGAAAAGCTGCGGCTGGCCCAACGGCTGGTCGGAATCCTCGCGAGGCAGCCGGCCGAATTGTGCTCTCGGCTGGCGGGACGATCGGCGGGAGAGGTCAAGCGGATCATGACTGAGTGGTGCGACAGGGAGAGACGGGAGTGGGCATCCGATGTGCGAAGAGCTGGCAAACGTAATCGAGCCAAAGACGCCGCAGCGAATCCTGGCGTGGGCGACTGAGAATCTGTACGTCCACGAAGGTCCGCTCGTTGGCCGGGACCGTTCGCCCGTGCGGTGGTCGCCGGACTCGTTCCCCCTTCAGCGGACGTGGTGTGATGCTCTCGACGATCCGCGATGGGCTCGCATCGTGCTGATGGCCGCTCCGCAGTGTTCTGGGAAAACTACCTCTGTTGTGCTGTCAGCAATCGAGCACGCGAATCATCATCGGCAGGTCAATCCGATGTACGTCGCGGCCAACGCCGATCTGGCGAACACGGTTTGGAAAGAGAAACTGCGCAAGTCGATTGCGTCGAGTGAGAAACTAAAGCCCCTGCTGTTCGTGAACGATGACGAGGGCGGCAATCGGCTCCAGCGGAATTTCACAAACGGAACCTGCCTCTACGTAGCTGGCAGCGAATCGGTAGGCAACCTGTCGGGCAAGACGAGTCCCGTTGTGATTTGTGACGACGTACAGGCATGGGGAACAATCCCCGGATTCGGACACCCGGCCGACTACGCCGCGACACGTACGGGTGCATATCCGCTCGATGAGGTGACGCTGGCGTACCTAGGGACTGCTGGCCGATTCGAGGATTGGCTATATGTGGCCCTGTCTGCCAGTGCCTACTATCTTCCCTTCGTTCCCTGCCTGGAATGCGGCACGTATCAGTTGGTCGAGTTTTCCAGGTTTCAGTTTTCGCATGACTCAGTAGAATCGGCGAAGGTCGACACTTGGATGAGTTGCGCAAGCCCGGAATGCTCACACCATATCACGTTTTCCGAATTGCCCGAGATGTTGTCGCGGCACGTCTGGGTAAGCACTCCGTCGGGCGTCGATTGGGTAATGGAGCCAATGCCGGGTGGTACGCGGGTAGACCTGAAGACAGCGGACATCTACCCCGAGACGGCACGCAATACCAACGTCGCTGGATTCTGGTCGAATGCGTTCTATTGGCCGTTCGGTCGTACCTGGGGCGAGTGGGCCGTCGAGTGGATTACCCGGCAATCCGAAAACGACGCGACGGAGAAAATGAAAGACTGGGGCCAGAACGTAGAAGGTAGGCCATACAAAGAGCCCGAGATTGACGAGGAGAAATTGCAGGAGGCAGAAATCGGAACGCATTGTGAGGGCACTGGCTATGCCGCCAAAACCATACCGGCTGCGGCCGATCTTGTGTTTGTGAAAGTCGACGTGCAATCGGGCTACGTGTACTACCTCGTGCGGGCATGGCAGCGGGCGACCGGATCGAGCTGGCTCGTGGACATGGGCACGTTTGGCAAACCGATCATGGGCAAGTCCGATCTTGCGATTGGAGAGCGTAGGAGAACACTCATCAGCGGAGCACTCAGTGAGTGCGATGCCATGTGTCGCCATGGTTGGGATGTCGTATCTGTCGATGGCTCCGTGGTGGGGCATCGCGAGATAGACGTTGGCGTAATCGACATGGGCTTTGAGCCGGACATTGTTGGTCTCTGGTGGCAGCATCGGAACCGTGCCAAGTGGCTATTGATTCGCGGCCTGAAGGCGGGCACGAGGGGCAGCATGTGGCCGGCGAAGCCCGCGATCGACAAACGCGGTCGACCGTACCGAGACGTAGATGTGAATCAGGCGAAGCACCTACTCCGGTCGCTGTTGCGAATCCCGTACGGCGAAAACGGATTCCAGGCATTGCCCTCGACTGGTCTTCACGCGAACACTATGCGGGCCTACGCTCGCCACATGACGAGCGAACGGTTCGACCGGACGGCGAAGAACCCGAAATTTAAGACGATCAAGCCGGGTACACGAAATCACTTGTGGGATTGCGAGACATACGGCGTATGCCTTGCGGTGGCGTGCGGCGTACGTATGCCGTCGCTCGAAGGCTCGCCGAACCCGGCGACCACGAATAGTTACCCCGTTCGCGAGAGCAGCGGGAATAGTGAACGAAAAGGATCATGGAAGATCGGAAGGTAAAAATGTCGAAGCACAAACAAGAACGAATCCAGAGCCAGGAACCGCCTATTGAAGTCCAGGAGGTTCCGCCGCTTGACGGATGGGGCGAAGATTTCGAGTCAGCAACGATCGTCAAGCTTCCGGTTGGTGCCAGTATCGTTGACACGGACCCATTGCGTGCCGAGCAACAACGGCTCGCCGATGCGATGCGTAGGCGTGGCCAGTTGGCGGTAGACTTGGATGCGGCCAATAAGGACGCCGAAGCCTCGCGTACGCGGATAGCCGAGTTACAGCAGAGGACCAAGCCAGATGTTAGGCACTGGCCCAAAGACAAGCCATTGCCGACGTACTGGGTCAAGCGTTCGTCGCCGTGTCCGAAGTGTCTGCGGTTACTGACCGACGAAGGCGGGCAAGCGTCCGTCGTCACGAGCAGCGGAGACACCGTCGTATTTTTCCGATGCAAGTGCTGCGGGCATCGTTGGCAGTTGCCGGTGAAGGGGGCGTAATATGGGAGTCAGACAAGCAGTACCATACGACCCAGTAAAACACGGTCCGCCTCCGCCGCCTCCGCCGCCGCGGCCCGCAAGGGGAACCGTGAACGTTGCGGCAGCATCCGAAGTAGTCGGGTTGGGTCGCGAGCACCACATGGCTCGGGTACTCGTCGAATCAGAGATGGCGATACTGTCCCATCTGGTGGATGCGTGGAATATCTGGACAAGTCTACCTGATCGGCATCCCGACGAACTGAACGAGGTTAGACTATCGATTCATCGGCTTCAAGACATTCTCGCAAGTCGGGCAGTATGGCGAATGACGGGTACGAAGTGATGCCACACGACTACGCACCGGACTATGAGGCGTTTTGGGTGTCCGCCATCGAACAGTGTGCGGCCCAGATAGGAGTCTCGGCTGAAGACCTGAATGCGGAGGTCATTGAGCAGATCGAGATTCACACGAATAATATAAGGAAAACGGTGGTTCTGTACCATCAGCAAGTGTTTGATGTTCGCAATTAACCGCCCCGGATGAGGCAGAAAGAGGTGTGAGCATGGGACCGAAGACAACGATTGAGTTCACTTTCGGGATTGGGCAGAAGGTGAGGATCATTGCAAACGGACTCATCGGGGAGGTCAAAGCTTTGTGGGTTGACGATGCCGGCGTGCAGCAGTTCCTCGTTCGATCCGTCTCGACGACGGCCTGTCTGATGAATGACTGGCTGAAGGCCATCGACCTGAATCCGGCCGAACAGTAGAGGACATTTTCCCCACCCGATCTTCCCATCGCTACAGGTCTGTAGTAATCGCTACAGGTCTGTAGCGTTTTTCGTTGCACCTCTCTTCGCCTGTGCCACAATTCAGACAGTGGCCACGCAAGCGATAACACTGACCGCATTCAAGTTGCTGTTGGCGGAAACCGCCGACGCCATCGCTGCCGGTAATTGGGCACTGGCCACGGGCAAGTATGCTCAGGCCGTAGCTGTGAATTGTGCTCTTGTGGTCGAGGTGGAATCGGCCGGCGAGCGAATCCAGCGGAAAGAGTCGCTTGCGGAATTGAAGACGGCGATTGATGCGGCCCGCTCGTCGTTCGGCCTGGATGCGGGCGAGTCTCACATCATCACCACGCGAACGAGGCACAACTATTGAAGCTTCGCGAAACGCTCAATCTTGGCCTTGAATCAGCGATCAAGCTGATTAACCCAAAGCGGGCTTTTGAACGTGCGCACTGGCGGCGGATGCGGGACGATGTCGAGTACCGCGATGGCGTCTTTGCGTTGCTGCGGTCGCAGGGCTACCGGGCCGCGAAGTCCGGCGGCAATACGACGCCGTTCCGGGGTGGTACATCATCTGCCGATGCCGAGCTACTGGGTGATTTACCCACACTCCGCAATCGTTCCCGCGAATTGAATCAGGACGATCCGATCGGCTCGGGGCTTACCGGGACGTTCGTCCGCAACATCGTGGGCAAGGGGATTCGTCCCAGATCGCGAACCGGCGACAAGACCAAGGACACGAACCTTGAAGCCATTTGGGCCGAACGCCGGAACATGCTGGCCCTTGCCGACAATGTCGGCTGTGCCGAGCTTCAGCAGATGTGGGTCCGGGCATTTCTCCAGGACGGCGAGACGTTGCCGAAGCGCGTCAAACGATCGCCGGGCGAACCGGTGTGGTTTGAAACGATCGAGGGTGACCGACTCTCCTCCCCTGGATTCAAGTCCGTCTACAAGGTCGGCGAGAACGAAGTACGCGACGGAGTCGAGAAAGACGCATGGGGAGTGCCGGTCAAGTATTGGATTGCCAAGCAGCATCCTGGCGACCTGATAACCGCCGGAAAGTCCAATGATCCGAGCAGTTTTGACCAGGTGTTGCCCGATGCATTGAGGCATTGGAAATGCTCCCACCGGCCCGGACAGACTCGCGGCGAGCCGATGTTTCACGCCATCATGCAAGACCTGCGCGACTTGGACTTGCTGATGCTCGCGGCACTAAAGCGGGTACAGATTGCCGCGTGTCTCGCCGCGTTCATTACGTCGAACAGCAGCACTACGGGATTTTTCCCGGACGGAGCATTGCAGCAGCAGACGGCCGAGAAATACGGCTTCAAACTCGATCAAGACATTGAACCGGGCATGATCTTCAAGCTGGCCCAGGGCGACCAGATTACGACGCTTGTGCCTAACTTCCCGACACCGGAGCTTGGTCCGTTCATCATCATGATCGCCCGCCGCATTGGTGCGGCCCTTGGCGTCTCGTGGCAGGTTGTGCTGAAGGACTTCAGTGACTCGACGTATAGCAGTGCCCGTGCCGATCTTCTTGAGTCGCGCATGGTCTACAAGATGATCCGCCAATCGCTGATTGAGAATGTGTTGCGATGGGTGTGGCAAGAGGTGATGGTCGACGCACAACTACGCGGCGACGAGCGGGCCGCTGGTGTCACGTTGCAGGACATCGCATCGGTTGACTGGTTCGGAGACGGCTGGGAATTGATCGACAAGCAACGCGAATATCAGGCCAACGCCGTAGCGTTGCAGTCGTGCCAAAAGACGCTTGAGCAAGTGTGGCTCGAAAACGGAGACGACCCGGACCAGATGAGAGAGGCACTGGTAGACCAGGCCAAATTCCTTGAGACAATCGGGATGACGATTACGTTTACGCCAATTCCGGCCGGGCCAGAAGAACAGCCAAGGCGGGCACTTCGAGCCGCATGAGGACGATATATGCCTGAGCAAATCACACGCGGATTTATCGACGGATGCGAAGTCCGGTCGATCGACGAAGATGCCCGCACGGCAACGTTTGTTGCGGCCACCGAGAACGGAGTCGATACGTACGTTGGCCGCGAGCACATCAAGATGTCAGGCATGAAGCTGGATCGCTACCGCCGCAATCCTGTCATCCTCGATACGCACGATCGTTACTCGGCTGGTGCCGTGATTGGCAAGGCCGCCGTCAAGGTGGTCAATCGTCAACTGGAAGCCGTCGTTACGTTTGCCGAGACGGCTAGAGCCGAAGAGGTGTGGCAGTTGGTCAGGGGCGGATTTCTGCGGGCGTTGTCGGTCGGGTTCATGCCCGGAGAGACGCAACGACTTGCAGAGGGCGAGAAGGCAAAGCTCGGCGATCGACAAATAGATGGCCCTGCAATCATCCGCAAAACCTCCGAGCTTTATGAGATTTCCGTCGTGCCAGTACCGGCCGACGCAGACGCATTGAGGCGGGGGACCAGCGTAGGTCTTTCGCAAATACTGGACGAGGCCGTTCGGGCTTTCGTCGCCAATCAGGGAGGTTCGATTATGGCTGATACCAAGCCAAAGGCCGACGAAGTCAAGCCGGCCGAAACCACGTCGCCGGCAAAGCCGGTCGAAGAGAGTCGTACATCGGGGGCGACTACGGAACCGAAGCCGATGGTGTTGCTTACGGAGCGTGAGATCATCGCACGCGACGTGAGGGCGATTTGTCCCAAGGGCTTTGAGTCCATCGCCGAGCGGTGTCTCGTCGAAGGAAAGTCGTACGAGGACTCCCGCAAGGCATTACTCGAAGAGTACACCAAGCGATCCGCCCCCGTGGGGACACCGGAGCCGACGAAGGTCGAGAAGACCGAAGAGAAGCGTGACGCCAAGGATGGCGTCAAGATTGCGGATATCCCCAACGAAGTGTTTTCGCGTGGACTGTTCGGGTAATTCCGCCGCAATCGCGGCAGCAGATTGATCGACTACTCACAGGAGAGTGACAATAACATGGCAACTAATCGAGCGACATGGATTCGCAACCTCGACGGGGCAACTGAGCCCCTTATCATGCTGGGCAAGTTTGCTGCGGGCGCATCGCAGGCAATCAAACGCGGCGAGATTCTGGAGTTGACCGGCAACACCAATACTGAGTGGGTGCCTCTCGATTCCGACTTTGACCCGGCCGGAAATCTGGCCGTCGCCAATGAGGAAATCAAGAGCGGCGACCGGGCCGGATACTACGAAATTATCGTCCCGCGTCCGGGCGACGTGTTTGAATTCGAGCTTGCGGCGGCCCATGCCTGCGAGCTTGGACATGAGCTGTTCTACTCGACGAGCCAAAAGCTCGCCGTAACTGGCACCAACGAGCTGGGTGTTGCTGTCGGGCAGGAGAACTACCCGCAGAAGCAGGGCCACCTCTCGGATGAGCCGGGCGGTGATGCGGGCACCACGATCCGTAGCACTAGCTACGTGCGGATGCACTTCAAGACGGCCGGTTCGTACTACGCGTTCTTGGTGAAGTAATGGCGTCGCTGGCCAACGAATAAACAACATGGGCCAGACGGCCCCATACGAGGAAACGACAATGCCCGAAACGAAAACACAAAAGCGAAAGTTCATGCCGTCCATCCGCGTCGGCGGATCTGGCATGGACATGGATGCCATGCGCAACCTGGCGCAGCGTCACCCCGAGGAGTTCATCGGCAAGGCCCAAGCTTTGATCGACGGCGGGTCGATGCGATGGGGTTCGGTGCCGAGCCTGCAGCGCATGTTCAACGTGCTGGTTGGCGACGATGGCGAGTTCATCAAGGTTCCTGTCCGCATGGAAGTCATGGGGCAGGAGCGCACGATCATGGCGTCGGCCTTCCCCGTTTTGTGCGGCTCCCTCACTGTGGCTGGTATAAACGATGCCTACTCTGCCGTGCCGACGATTTCCGAGCAGTTGGTTCGCGAGATCGACGACAACAAGAAGATATCTCAATTCGTGTCACTCAAGAGCGAAGACACGAACATCGACCGTGTCGACGAAGGCGAAAACTTCCCCGAGATCGGTGCTGGCGAAGAGAAGTACGAAATCCGCAACAAGCGGAACGGCCGCCGACTGACGATTTCCGCCGAAATGGTCGAGGAAAACGACTCGGCCGGCATCGTCCAGAAAGTAAACGCACTGGGCGAGATCGCGGGCGAATACGTCGAGGAACAGAGCCTCCGCCGCATCTGTGACATCGACGGGTCTGGCACGTCGCCAGCCGAGCCGTATGTGCTGAGATTGAATGGCACTGGCACGGCCCTCTACCAGACGGCCAACACCACGCTGACCCGTCTTCCGACCACCGGCAATCGCATCACGTCGAACGCACTCGTGGACTCGACTGATCTGGAGAACGCACGGGCACGCCTCGCGGCCGTCGTCAACAGTCGCGGCAAGCGGGTCAGCATTCCGTGGAATCGCTGCAAGATCCTCGTCCCCGATGCCCTTGTTGGCACGGCGAACAAGATTCGCAAGAGCGAATACGAGCCCGGCGTGCAGAACGAAGTGAGCAACTGGGGGCCGATTGGCGACTACCAGCCCGGTGTCGTGTCATCGACGAAACTCGATGACCTGTCCACCACGGCATGGTATTTCGGTTGGTTCGAGCAGCAGTTCATCCGCAAGTGGAAGCTGCGATTCGAGTACGTCACGATGACGATGGACATGGCCGAATTCCTTCGGAATCGCACGGCATTCCAGGCCCGCATCGCGTGGGACTGCGAAGTCGGTGCCACCGATTACGTGTACGTTGTTCAGAACCTCGCGGGCACGACCGCCCCGTAAGCGAATAGCGAAAGCGGACGGGCCGGGCGAGTGCTCGGCTCGCCCCTGCTTCAACCCAGAAAGGGGTAACTGCTATGTCTTGGAGAGTTCCAGTTGCGAATGAGAGCCGAAACATTCTCGGCAGCCAGACCCTTGGTAACAAGGACGATTCTGCCGGCCACAACAGCGTAATCGGCTGGCTGAAGTCGCTCGTGAATACGGGCATGGTTGCCGGTCAGCCGTGGTTTGTTGACAGCGTCAGCGGACTCGCGACGTACGACGGCAAGGCGTGGACGCAGGCCAAGGCGACGATTGCCACAGCCGTAGCCCTCGCGTCGGCCGGCGACACGATCTTCCTTCAGGGATCGTTCAGCGAGGCCGTTACGTGCTCCCTGGCGGGCCTGAGCTTCAGGGGTATCGGGACGGGACCGCAGGCTACGCAATGGACTGGCGCGGCTGATGCCGTATGCTTGACGCTTGCCGCCGAGCGGTGCTTGGTCGAGAATATCAAGTTCCGTCCTCCGGCCTACACGGCAGGCACTCCTGCCGCCATCGTCCTGTCGAATGCTGGCTACAGCATCATCAAGGGAAACCGATTCCAGGGCAAGACGGGCTCATACTTCGGGATCCACTCGCCGGTCTGCAATAGCGACAACGTACAGATCCTCGATAACGAGTTCCTATACCTCAACAATGTCACCACGGTTAACGGATCGGCCATCGTTGGCGTCGAGGCCGGCGGGCTCTCATATAGCGCATGGAAGATCAAGGGCAATAGCTTTGATTCGTGCGTTGTGGCCGTGAACATCAACGGGCGAGTGTGCCACGTAATTGGCAACTACTTCGGTGGCCTTACTGGAATCACGGCCGCCGGTGCGGTTGGCAACGTGTGTACCACCAAACTGGACCTGTCCGGTACGTCGTCCGGTGGCAACCGAGTCTTCGGCAACCACTTCGGCCTGACCTATTCGCACGCCGGCGGGTATCGGGAGGCTGCGTCTGGCGATGACTGGGCTGGAAACTACATCGTCGGTGGCCTGACCACTGGCGTTCCTTCGTAACCTCTTCCCCTCCGAGCGGCGGGCGGGACCGCAACCGCCTGCCGTTCGCAGGTTTCATACTGGAGCAACGAAATGCAAAGGCAAGAGGTTCAGGACCACAAAGATAAGCGGTACTCTGGAGCACAGACTGCCGCCGCAGTGTGGACTCCCGCGTCCGGCAAGCGGGTGCTTCTGCAGCGGGCCATCGTCGCCGGAGACGGCACGGGGCTATGTACTCTCTTTTGGACCACAAACGAAGAGGGTAAGCGGATCATCGACATCCCGGCCGGCGATATTCTGGGCCAGACACTCGATTTCGGCGAGCAGCGTTTCGGCCAGATCCCGATTGATGCCGTGATTTACTTCACTACCACGAACACGGGAACAACCACCGTGGCACTGTTCGGAGACGAGGTTAACTGAGTGAGCGAATTCGGAGACATGATGCTGGATGCTGCCACCGAGCTAAGGCTCATGTTCGGCACAGCGGCCGTATACGCACTGAATGGAGGCACTGGCATAAATGCAACTGTGCGACTGCAGCCAGTGATGTCGAGTGAATTCGAGAATGAAACGGGCCGCTCGCAGCATGTGATGAGACGATGCACGTTTGAACGCAGTGAGGTGGATTGCCCGTCGAAGGGCGCGACGGTGACGGTCGACGGAGTCATTTGGACAGTCGGAGACACCGAGTCGACATCGGAGACGTTTGTCACCGTGGTCTTGCACCGCAATGAGGCCATAGAAGTTTCTCGGCAAGGGTATCGCAAGAAATGAGGTACTTCGTCAACGGATCTACGGGGAGCGACGCCAGCGACGGACTTGACAACGTCGGACTGATTCGTTCGTCGAGTGACGTGTTTACATGCACATCTGGCATCTATTCGCTTGAGTGCCCAGAGGATTCATGGTCCGATCGCGGATACGTGCGATCCCCTGGAGACGTGCTTTGTCTTTCCGGGGCGACATGGTCGGGGCAGTTCTCGGTCGATTCTGTCAATATGGCACTCATGAGTCTATCGCTAACGAACACGGTCAGCGGTACTGTGCCTACTGGCGGAACTATTGCAATCACATCATATTCTACTGGTCCGTGGGCGACTGTTCCTTTTGCGGCTGCGTCGATGTCGGACGATGACACATGCACAGCCGTGAGTATCGTCGACGCAGACAACAGAGTGTATTGCGATTCAGCAAGCACGATGCTTCTGGGGCTGACGAGTTGCACGTTTACAAAGCACACTCCGGCCGTAGTGGTGCCGCCCACAACCAGCGGAGTCAGATCCAGGGCAATGGGCTACCTAAAGGATATGCTGGTCGATTGTCCAACGTTCGCGTTAATTGTCCCGGTCAACACAGAGGACCACGTACACGATAACGCACTTCCGTTGCCGTCCAATGGCGAATACCTGACCAAGGCCGAATACCAGACATACAGGCCCTTCGCGATCCTCTCGACTACGAGATTTCAAGGCAGGGCCGATGGAGCCAATGCGAGCGGCGCCAGTGGCACGGCGTACTCGATAGAACACGTCATCCAGATCGAGAGAAACACACCGGCGGGCGATGCCATTGTTGTCGGTGATGAATGGGAACGGATCGTATCGGCCATCGAGGATGAACTTAATGCACGCAAGGGATTGGCGGGATTTCTTGCCGCAACGTCAATCGAGGCGACCGAGACTTCGCGATCCCATCCGACACTGATTGAGGAGTGCGGAGACTTTCAGTACGCGATGTTCAGGGTGCGCACCGAAGTGGAGTGACACATGCATGTCTTCTTCGACATTTCGGAATACGGTGCTACGCCGGGGATGCTCAAGCGGGAGCTGAACAACATCCTCAAGGCGTGTTGGCTTCATGTCGGCACATTCTGGCACCAGCGGTATCGCGGCAAGCACTTCACGAAAGAGGGGGCCATGGAGTACGGATACGCCCCAAGGTCGAGACGGTACGAAGCCGAGAAGCGTCGCAAGCAAGGCCACACCGATCCGTTGACGTTTTCTGGTGCGTCCAAGATTCGCACGATGGGGCTTGATGTGCGTGCCACGAGCAAGGGTTGCCGGATCGTCCTGCACGCCCCTGCCCTCAATTTCCGCAGGCCCAACATGAAAGCGGACATGCGGAAAGAAATGACGACGGTGAGCGGGCGAGAGTGGCACGAAATGAAAAACCAGTTTGGCTACGAGTTCTATCGTCAGTGCGGCCGTCTGAAATACAAGGGCCGCAATCCGATTACTGGAAGATTTGAGACTGCCGCGTAAAGCGGACAGGAGACCGAGCGATGTCCACCAACAGATACGGAATTTACGCGGTGCAGAGGGGGGCCACCCTGGTCGGTGGCATCATGTCCGAGTCGATCGATCTTGGCTCGCAGATCGTGGCCGATAGCTCCAGCGGCGAGGTGTACCCGCGATGGGTTAGCCTCGTGGGCCAACGCCCCAATGCCAAATTCACGTCCAAGCACATCGGCACATGCATTGGCGTATCGGGCACGATGGGTAACTACCTCACGACCGGAAACGTGATGAACCTCTACCTGCAGCGATGGGCAGAGGGAATCACGCGGGCATCGGGAAATGCACACCGAAAAGTCACCGTAAACAAGGGACTTTTGCTGCCGACTCGACTGAGTGGTCGCAGTGGGTCCGACGCAACGATGAGCTGCGACGTGGCCGCGTTGTACGACGGGACCAACAGCCCATTAACGATTCTGGACAACCAGGCATTACCGGCGCCGTCAACCGCAGACGAGCGATATGTTTTCCACAAGGCGACGATCGCGGGCCAAACATTCGACTCCGACATGGGCTGCGACATTGACTTCGGAATCACGCCAGTCATCGAGACTGTGCGCAGCGAAGTCTGGCCACGGTGGGGAAGTGTTGCCGGGCAAACCGCAACGATAACCATCACAGCAGAGGATATTGAGGCACTGGCAGATGCCCGAATCCCGATGGGTGGCGTAGCAACCACGCACGTCAACACGATCCTGTATTTCCGCAGGCGTCTGAATGGATCGACGTTCGCGGCAGACAGCAGCGGTACGCACATGACAATTACGGCGGCCGGCATGGCGTCGATTACGAATGCGTTCGACGGATCGAATCAGTCGCCCGGCGGCATGGCTGTTCAGGTGACGTGCGTGTTTGACGGGACAAATGCCCCGTTGCTCGTGAGCACGAGTGCCAATATCGCGTAGTCAATCAGGCCGTGAGGCCAGCAAAGCAAAGGGACAACAATGCCAACGGCAACAATCAAAACCAATGTAACCATCGCGGGCACAACGTACGTGTCCACCATCACCAGGACCAAGGGCCAGTTGATACTGTGCGACTTTTCCGCAACAGGCGAGCTGGCATTGCCTGCCGCCAACGCGGGCGTGTGTACGCGAAGTGATGCGAATACCGGTGTCATCACGTTGACCACAGGACACACAATCGTCAACGGCAAGGTTGACGTGTACTGGACCGAGTCCGGCGTTGTGAAGATTCGGAGAGGAATGGACGCGACTGTAGCGACCAACGACGTTACGGTCGACGGCGGTGCAGGCAATGACCTGTGTGCCACTGCGGCGACGGCCGTCACGATTGCCATGCAGGTGCCGTTCACAATCGCGTTTTCGGGCGATGCTCTCGCGGCACTGGTGATTTCCAATACCAAGCGATGCAGTGTCGAATTGACCGGCAGCCTTGCCGGTGCGGACGGCCTGGATATTCCCGCAAACGAGGGCATGTCGTGGGCATCGGGAACGATGGTTACGAATCCGTGTGCGGGAGACACAATCACGGCAGGCATCGCGTCGTGCGGAGAAGCGACGGCCGGGGATCTGTTCATCATTGCTCTTGTGGATAACTCGTAATGGCTGGGTTCCTGTACTTCATCCCGGATAAAACGCGAGAGGTGAAACTGGCCGATATCGGCGAGATTCGCTATGCGTTCGATCGGTCGCTTATTGCTCGCGACGTGCCGGGCACAGGCCCGAGCGGTGGGTCGGGCGTCATCGTTGCGGATGAATCGTTTCCGTCCGAGCGACTCGGCTACTACCCGAGCGATCAGACGTGGCGGAATGTTCCAGGCACGCCGTATCACGTCGGGTTCTATACCGAAGATAGGCCAGTGCCCTCCGATCTGGCCTTGGCTCGGATGTTGCCGGGTCATGACGTGTCGATGGCCGATGGGAATTACTGGGCCGTTCCGTCGGTGATTGTCCGCAAGGCCACGGAAGACGGCTGGCCGGGCGAGATTGCGTTGCCTCGGTCGATCGGCATGGACGCGGACGGCAACTGGACACGAGGCGACGTGCTGCCGAAGTATGCAAAACTCCCCGAGATTTGTGGCCAGTGGTGGTCGAATCTGATGTCATCCGTCATGGCCATAGCGAACAAAGATGAGCCGAGCCAGTCCGTCGGCGTGAAGTTTGTCGACTGGTTTAACTCGGTCTCTACCGTGCTCCAGGCGAACTACCGAATATCTGGCACCGAAATAGCCATGCTCGGAATACTCGATGAGCAGTGCGCGTCGGACGTGATGAATGCGGCCGTCGATTGGCCGGTCGTGCTGGAGTATCTGTCAAAAAAACGGGAAGCATCCGCCGCATGATGGCGGCTCGGTGGGTGCAAGGACTCGATCCGAACTACCGCCCGACTCTCGCGGATATGTGGGCACTGGCACAAGGGCTCTTGTAAATGGCCGATGAACTCTCAATCAAGATGACCGGCGACGCGGCCACGCTTGCGCGAGAGATCGAAAAGCTTAACGACAAGATCGCCAAGCAAAAAGACGAACTAAAGGCACTCCAGGATGGATACAAGAAGGCCGGAGACGAGGGCGAGAAAGCAGAAGACCGCGTAGCCAAGGCGACCGATGCGGCAGCCAAGGCGACATGGGAGCAGAACCGGGCAATACAGCAAGTCAAACAGGGATGGAAGGAGCAGGCCGACGCAGCCGAAAAAGTCCAGGAGTCCATGAGTCCGGAGAGTATTGCCGCTTACGCGACCGCATTCGTTGGCGGGTTCGCTTCAATCCAAAAGGCAATTCAGCTCGTCAACACGGAGCTGCGCACGAAGATCGAATTGCAGGCCAAGGCGAAAGAGACGCACCTGTCGGCTGAAGGTGCCCGTGCTGAGCTTATCCAGAATCTTCCCGGCAGTTGGACCATCGAACAAAAGAAGCAGTTTCTTGCCGAGTCCAACAAGATCGCATCCGAGAGAGGCATCCCGATTGAGCAGGTGGATTCCGCACTTTCTCAGACCATTAGTGCAACGGGTGGCAACGCCAAGGCCGCAATCAATGCAGCCAATACTGCCGCAAAGTATATGGCAGCCCAGCCAGCCAAATTCAATCTGTTCGCCGGCAGCATGGCCGACCTTCAGTCTGTCACCGGCACCGACGATTCAGAAGTCGGGCTTGGGCTACTCAAAGAAGTCGGCGTCATGTCGCGAACCGTAAAGGCCGAGCAAAAGGCCACATCTATCCCCAAAGCACTGTCGGGCATGAAAGCGTTCGGGGCCACAATGCAGGAGTCGTCGGCATTGTTCGGCGCCCTGTCAACGGCCACCAAGGACGCGATGGGCGACCAGACGAAGACGGCGACCATCCAACTCGCAAAGCAACTTGAGGACTTTCTTCCATTGGCGGGGCGCACGGAGCAACGCATAGGCGGGCTCACCGATCTGGACCGGGATCAACGCAAGACCGATGAGAAGGCACTGGCAAAAGCACTCGCCCGCAAGGCGACCGGGGCCACGCTTACAACAGAGCAGATCGCAGTTATCAAGCGTGACGAGGACTTGAAAAAGAAAGAGGCAGAGGCTTACACGATTCCCTCCGCCCCGGCACTCGGGTCGATGGGTGCGCGGATTAGTTACCTCCAGCAGAACCCCGCAGAAGCCAAGCGGTTCATCGAGACAGGCAAGGGCGAAGGTGCATGGAAGGGCATGACGCTGGAGGCTGGAGCCATCGGTCAAGCTCGTCAGTTGTTTCTCGATCCCAACAGCGAAGCGGCCCGACTATACAAGCAGAATCTTGCCAGTCTTCCCGATGTTGCCGGGCTCAAGGCTTCCGGCGCACAAGCCATTAAGGACTTGGATATTGATCCTTCCAGGATGATCGGAGAAACGAAGCGAACATTTTCCACGGGTACGCAGTCGATTGAGTTAGCTGACACAAACGCCGCGATGGCGTCTGTTGTTCGCGAAGGCATGAAGGATATTTCGCTCGTCACCAAGGGGTCAGCGATTGGCGAGAAATTCGACAACCTCGAATACGAGCTAAAAACGAATCTTGGGCGAGACGGGGCGTTGCCGTTTGCAGTCAAAAAACTGGGGGAATTCAAGTCGGACGTGATGAGCCCCGTAGACAAATCATACCCGACATACAGCGCCGGCATGGGTCCGGCGGCTCCAATAGAAACGCCACGCGCCCCGAACGAGACTGAGCTAAAGATCGCGGCGGCCCTCGAAAGAATGATCGTCAAGCTTGAGGAAATCAAGCAGAGTAACGAAAAGAACGTTCCCCCGACTCTTTCGCCTCCTGACAGGGACAGGTAAATGCCACAGGTTGGCAACATCTTGTGTTTCAAGGTCGCCCCGCTGGTCCAGGCCAATGTACGGCAACGCCTGGACATCTGGCAGACTCCCGGCGTAGACGGCATCGGGGCCCAGTCATTGGGTGATGGCGAGGGGCAATTTGCCTTCGAGTGCATGACTATGGGCACGCCCGCGTACGTCCAGGCGTGGTATGAGGCACTGGCAGAATTGGCTGGCGAATTCGTCATCATCATCGACGATTTCGTGACCGTTCACACGCCTTGCCTGATTGTCGATCCTGGGCAATTACAGCGAATTGCTCGCGTGAACAATGACGGGCTTGGGACGTGCATTGGCCGCACTGTGATATCGGGAGCCTATCAGACGTGACAACGCAGTTGTATCCATCGCTGATTCAGTACCCAAAGGTGCTTGTGGCACCGCAGGTACAACTACGCCAGACCTGGGCGAGCGGATGGGTTACGTATTCCGATATCGAATTCGTTGGGGCTAGGCGAGCATCGGCCGGGCAGGATCTTGGCTCGTGCGACCTGATGCGGCGGTATGGTCGCGTCGCCGGTCCTGGCGAGACTTCATTCTCGGTACGGCATCCGCTCGATCTTCGCGGGTACTGGGTGCGCGTACGGATGTATGAGTCCGGCGTTTGGTATACGCAATGGGTGGGCCAGATTCCCGGCAACATTCGCGACGTGTTCGGGGCCGTCACTTCTGGATCGACTTCGATTCCGACAGGCATTCAGCGATGGCGGGCGTACGATCCGCTGCAATCGCTTCGCAAAGTCTTCATGAGCCAATCCCATTGGATCGGTACAAACGACGCTGGCACGTCGGACGAACTGCATACGGTCGATTGGATTCCGAGCGTCAACGAGAGGGACAAGCATAATACACTTGTCGGCAACAGGACTGCGACTCGGTGGGAGGACGACGCAGATACGTACCTATTTGGCGGCTCGTCGGTGTGGACGCGGTACGATTTTGCCGAGTACGTCCTGGGCAGATTCGCGAACCAGTCCGGCAGTCCCACATGGACATTGGGCGGCCAGTCTTCGACTCTGGCGTACATGTCGGACACCATCCAGCTTCGGACGACGCAGAGTGTTGCCGACATCTTAAGGGGCATCATCAATCCGAAGGTGGGCCTTGATTTTCGCGTCGACTACGATGATGGGGAAGATGAGCTTATCGTCTACGTGTATTCCCTGTCTGCCAGTGCCACCTCATACGGCGGGTTCACTTTGCCCGCCAACGCATCACCGGCCACGTTCGACCGTGGCAATGCGTTAGACGTTGTTGCCGTTCGACTGGTCGACAGCGACGACCACAACTACAGCACAATCCGCGTACTTGGCAATCGCATGGTAGTGTGCCTGTCGCTCCGTGGATATGTTCACAATGGATGTGCCCCGTCACTGGTGAACGGATGGACCGTGGGCAATGGGTCGCAAGAATCTGAATACCTATCGGGGACAGGGACATCTACGGACGAAGCAGAACTGCATGACAAAGCCAGGAAGCGAGAAAAGATGGAAAACGTATTCCAGTCTTTTGTCGCACCGGGCAACTTTGACCCATTGAGTGTGTACGCCAGACCGACCATTTATTCAAACGGAACAGTAGGGAGCATTGCGAGCCCAAAATGGCAAAACTCATCGCGGAGAACACTTAACTGGATACCGCTATTTGAGGGGCTGGATTACTCGCACGGCGTTCCGGATGTCACCGGAAATCCAGAACTGATGCGACCAATTGCGTGGGTACAGGAACCAGAATCATTAGAATACAGTCCGGTAGATGCGTGCGGGATGGGGCTTTCTGCTCTATCTAATAATTGGGGAATACGTGTTAGCTCAACCCCAAATCATCTGCTGGCACTCAATCATTTCGACGGTGCGGCCGAATCAGAGACGGAGCCGAAATACGACTACACGAAGATGGCATGCACGATTGCCATAGAGTCGGATCAGCGGTTGAAACTCGAGCAAACGCTGGCGGGCGGCGACGGAAGCGTGATGGAAATCGAGGACGATTCGGCAGAGTTGTGGTATTTGGCGAGAGGCACGATTGTTGGATTCGATGTAGATGGGACTCCCCAATACGAGGAAAGCGGAAGGGTTCTACGTAATGACGTTGACCGCCTTGGCGTGCTGATGGCCGGTGCCATTTCCCGATACCAAGTCAGCCGATATCGAGCCGAGATTACGATTAAGGGATACCTTCCATGGTCATGGCTGTGCGGTTGCATGTTGACCGTGGCTGACGCGGGGAATGACCTGCTGGCTGGCCCTGTGACCGAAGTCATTTGGATGCACGGGGAGAAAGACGCACAGACGATCATTCGAGCGGGGTTCGCTGGATGAGCAGTAGCGACGAAAGCATGAGAGGTTCGCGGCTGGTTCGGCCGGGGAAGATCGATCCCCGAGACGACGGCCTACTGGTGCGCGTCCGCAATGACACGGGCTCGAATCGCTCGCGTTTTGAGATTGTCGCCGTCACCGGAGTAGAAACGACCCCGTCGGCCGATTTGAATAAATTCAAGAATCACACGATATTCACGGTCGGGATGCCTGCCGCCGACTCGACCAAGCTCGTGATTTTGCAGAACAGCATCAAGGCGACGAAGTATGGCACCGGCAAGCTTTACGGAAACTCCATCGTCCAGATCGACATGGTGGACGCAACGCACACGTACGCGAAGCCGACGGCGAGCGATCCGTCACGGTTGACGAGC